ATCAATAACTTACAAGGTGCAAAAACTCGCTTTTTCGGGCTTGCGATATGTTTACTTATGTATAATTACACTTATTTCCGTCCATTTTGAAATGCTGATGCCCGTCCATCTGGAATGGGTGAAGCCGTCCATCTGGAATGGGTGATAGTGAAGGCGCGGTAGGCCTGCTCCCGCTTCATCCTTCATACTTCTTCCTTCATACTTCTCTTTGTTGACCGCCGCCGCTTGGGGCATGAGCACGGACTGGTTGGAGATTTACCGGGATTACTCGGGGGAGGAGTTGGAGGCGGAGATTACTCGCATGAAGCAGGAGGCCACGGTGTATCTCTCGCAGAACATCGCGGACAAGAGCTACCAGAAGTCGTTGGACGAGGTGCGGAACCGGCTCCATGCGGCGATCCGTGTGCGGAATGAGCGGCGGTATCGGGATGTGCCGAGCTGGGGTGTGCCGGACTTCTCGGCGGGGATTCATTGACAGGATTTCGGGGTGGTATGGAAAATCGACTGGAAGGTGAAGACAAGGTGCGGATGCTGGAGCGCGAGATGCGGCGGCAGCCGTCTGGCGGCGCGGGGTGTCCGAAGTGTGGGGCGCAGGTGCGCGATCCCTTCGGGGGCCGTCTGGTGATGCACGATGTGCCTGGATGCCGCGTGGTGAAAACCGAAGTAAAAACCGAAGCTCCCTGATTATGGCCGACCGTCTGTGTGTGTGTGGTGGGGCTGGGGTGGGCAAGTCGGCTCTGGCACGGGTGCTGGCGCGCGACTATGGGTATGAGGTGGTGAAGTTTGCGGATCCGCTCAAGGAAATGCTGCGTGGGCTGGGGCTGGGCGAGCGGGAGCTGGAGGGGGATAGGAAGGAGCTACCGAGCGAGTTGCTCTGTGGCCATACGCCGCGCTGGGCGATGCAACGCCTGGGCACGGAGTGGGGGCGCATGAAGATCGGTGAGTCGCTGTGGGTGGATGCCTGGCGTCGGCGGGTGGAGTCGCTGCCGGCGGATACCAAGATCGTGGCGGATGACTGTCGCTTCCCCAATGAGTTGGAGGCCGCGCGGGCGCTGGGTTTTGTGCCTGTGCGGATACGCCGCTCGGGAGCGGATCGCCGCGAGGATCGCCATTTTTCAGAGTATGCGCTGGACGAGGTGTGGATGCCGGAGTTTCTCAACGGTGGGGCACCGGAGGCGTTGGCGCTCAACATACTGGGTCTGTATGAACATTGATTTTGAAGTGCGCTTGGTGCTGTGTGCAAACGGGGTGGCCGTGGGGCCGCGCCTGCATAGGGAGCTGCCCTTCCCCCGCTACGAGTTCAGCTATGCCGATACGCCCGAGGGCCGCGAGCGGGCGGAGGCGGATCTGGCTCGCATCAAGAAGTATGTGGAGGATTATGGAAAAGGGAAAAAATAACAAGGTATTGTTCTTTAATGCTCTGCGCGAGAAGTTCAGGCGGCCGCTGTTGCCTGCCCCCCCGCCGAGCGTGGACGACACGGAGGCCGTCCCTCCAATCCGGCAGATGGGATTGGCGGAGTATATCGCCGTGAAGCGACACAGGGAGGCGCGATGACTCGGGACGAGTTGTGGCGCAAGTTTGCGGAGCGGAACCCTTCCTTCGACGGGGATGGATCGGTGACGCTCTCGGCGCGGGGGCTGCGCAAGCTCTTCACGCAGACATGGGATTTTGCCTACGAGGCGGGAGCTTCGGGAGAGGGCGAGGATGACGCGGGCGGCGCGGGAGCCGTTCCTCCCAGCGAGGTGGGAGATGACAGCAAACTCTCGGAGTTGATGCGGATGTTTGGAATGAAAAAATGAAAATCGAAGACGAAATCACGGGGCTTACGGAGCAGTGGCACGAGCTTGTCTCTGCGGGGCCGCACAAGGATCGCGACTGCCATTGGTATGTGGAAGCGCGGTGGAGCTACGGGTTGCCGCAAGTGTATGTGGTCGTGCATGACGGCGGCGTGTTTGAGCGTGTGGAGGAGGAGTTTGACACCTACGAGGAGGCACTGGAGGGGCTCAAAGGTTATCTGGAACGGGCCATCTCCGAGGAGGAGGCTGAGCGCGCGGATGACGAGGATGACAGCGACGAAGAAGAAGATTTATGAAAACAAAACTGGTGGTGGTGGATACGGAAACAGGGGGCTTGCGGGCGGATCGCCATGCGTTGCTCTCGATTGCTGTGGTGGACTCGGAGAGCGGTGAGGCATATCACGCGCTCATACGCCCTTCGGCAGATTGGCTTGTGGAGGCGGGAGCCTTGGAGGTGAATGGCTTGACTATGGACTTCCTGCGCGATGCGGGCCGGTCGGAGGCGGTGGTGCTCGCCGAGTTCGTGGCGTGGATGGAGGCGCGGCGTGGCTTCATGGTGGCGGGGTGCAATGTGGCCTTTGACATCGGCTTTCTGGAGGCCGCGATGAAGCGGTGCAATATCAAGTGGCAGGCCGGACGCTCGCTGGATATCCGAGGCGCGGCCTGGCTCGCCTATGAGACAAAGGGGCTGGAGCTTGCGATCGGCAAGGACGGCAACCCCAAGCTCTCGCTCGACAGCATCGCCGGTGCGCTCGGCCTCTCGCGCACGAGCGAGAAGCATAACGCGCTCGAGGACGCCCTGCTCACGCTGGCGTGTTTCCGCGAGTTGCTGGGATGAACCGAGGATTTTTAACCACGGAGAGCACGGAGGAGAGCCATAATCGTGAACTACATAAACAAAATTATTCAGGGAGATAGTTTGTCGATCATGAGGCAAATACCAAGTGAGTCAATAGACCTTGTAGTGACATCTCCTCCCTATAACTTAAAAAATTCCACCGGCAATGGAATGAAAGATGCCAGGGGTGGAAAATGGGCAGGGGCCGCATTAGTGAATGGTTATAGCCATTACAACGACAACATTCCCCACGCTGAATTAAGCGTTGCAGATGCGGAAGTGATTCTTTGGCCTGACGAGAACGACGACGACGACGACGACGAAGAAGAGGAGGCAGAAGCGTGAAAGCCACTCTGGAATTTACGCTCCCAGAAGAACGCTGCGAGCACATTTGCGCTGTCAAGGGCATGGATGCGATTTTAATAATCGACGACCTTCTTAACGAAATCCGCTCGTTCGTTAAACATGGCGGAGGAGAGTTCCGCGAATGGCGAGACGAAGAAGGCCACACACACTCTGGCTGTGAGCACACGCTCGAAAAAGTTCGCGCCTACATTTGGGAGCTTCGCAAAGATAACGAAATCCCCGACCTGCCATGACACCGATTAAAAAGTGGAAAAAATGGATGGCCGTGGGTTGCTCTCATGGCGACCTGATCGACCCAGAGGCTCGCAAGTGCCGAGTGTCTCAATGCTACCAACAATCGTGGTCGTGCCTCCGTCATTTACAACGAGTCCGCGCCGCGCCGTGAAGGCGATTGCTTGGTCGCTGCTCAAAGTGAGTCGCTCAAATTCGTCTGCGAAAACTTGGTTGCGTTGCCCACCCGCCGCCGATCTCGGCGAGGCGGTTGATTTTGAGACCGACGTAAATCGCGGTGAGGATTGCCGTCAAAAGTCCGATGCAGGAGATATTCCGTGGCGGGTCGCGACCCATTTTCCAGCGGGCCAGATTCGCTCAAGGGGTGCGCTCGATGGCGATGAAGCTCGGTTGACCGCCATGCGCTGTGGGCATGGGGATTCAACACGGCAGAGAGAGATTGCGCGAGCTGGCGCGGGTGAGCGAGCACTTGGTGGAGTTTTCCGTGGCATGGGCGCGGCGCTTGAAGAGCTTGAAGCCCGAGACGGTGCAGAGATTAAAATCTGGGCTCGACAAGAAAGGTTTGCTGCTGATGCGCGAGCAGACTCGGCAAGTGGGCGGGCAGTTGGGGGCAGGTGTGGATTTCCGCGCCTATGAATCCTTTACTCCTGGGCGTGGGCACACGGTCACGAAGGTTCTTAGGGGTCAAATGAGTCCCATGAATAAGTTTGCCGAGCCATCCGTAGTGGGTGCTGAAACCGCTCGTGCGCTGGATAAAGCGGAAAAAGCCTGGGCGGATGTGGCGGCCTCTCCCGCTGGCGAGCACGCGGCGCTGCCTGTGGGCTGGCACAAGGCGGGGTATGTGCAGGATCGCATGGTTCGCGTTCGTCCGGGAAAAGCTATCAATCAGGATTTTTTTGATAAAATAACTCCCTTCCCCAAAGAAACGACGGCATCTGGCGGGCGGGAGTCTTGGTATCAAATCCCCAAAGGCGCAATCGACTCGGAGCTTTATAGTGAAGCGCAGCCGTGGATGGGGGGGAAAGTTTCTGTGCAGGCGCACAACATCATGTTAGACCCTCGCCGTGGCAAGCGGAAGCTGGTTTTGACTGACCCACTGGGTCAGGTGTCGCCATGGAAGCCATGAACATGGGGATTCAGCATAGAGCGGTTGTTCCCGACATTCAAAGCCATGCTCAGCGCGAGGAGGTCGATGTGATGATCCCCCCCTCCGTGTCCTCCGTGGTTAAATCCTCCCCGTTGACCGCCCAGCAATGAGCGTATGAACTTTCTTGATCGAGCGGTTTCTTTTTTTGACCCCGAGGCGGGGGTGGGTCGGGCGCAGGCGCGGGAGCGGTTGAAGGCTTTCGGCTATGATGCCGCGCAGCCTGGCACGAATCGCGGGGGCAGCGGCGGCAGGCAGAAGAACGCGTCCTCGGAGACATGGCGGATGCAGCGGGATCGTGTTGTGCTCATGTGGGATGCGCGCGATGTGGTGCGGAATTTTTCGATCCTGCGAGGGATCATCAGCCGCATCGTGCAATACACGGCGGATACCGTGCAGTATGTCTCGCAGACGGGCGACGAGGAGATCGACTCCCAGTATCAGGATTACTTCCATGCGTGGTGCGAGCGGGCGGATATCACGGGCCGTCACCGGCTGGGGTCATTGGTTTCGATGGCGATGTGGAGCCTGCTGGTGGATGGCGACCATGGCTGGCACTTGGTGGAGATCGACGAGGGCGGCAGGAAGCAACTCCGCATCCAATCCATCGAGGCCGACCGCATAGGGGATCCGAATAACCCGATGGGTTCCAGTAATAATAACGAGATCGGCGGCATTATCGTGGACGACCTCGGGCGGCCGCTCTCCTACCGCATCTTCAAGCGCGAGCGGCGCACGGCGATGTATTCCTTTGAGCGGGAGATTCCTGCCGAGCAGTTCATTCACATCTTCGACCCCATGCGGGTGGATCAATACCGAGGCGTCACGGCGCTCTCCACGGCGATCGCTCCTGCGCGGGATTTGTATGAGGTGTATCACTTTGAGAAGCTGGCCGCGAAGTGGCAGGTCGGCCATGCAGGATTTATCAAGGTCACAGACCCGACACGACGCGATGGCGGTATCTCGGCGTGGAATGGCACGAAGGACAGCCGCCCCGACTCGCCTGGCACGATGGCGATGGAGGCGGGAAAAATCCAGCGTCTCTCGCAGGGCGAAGACATCCAGTTCGCTCCTGGCACGAACCGCCCGAGCGGAGCCTTCATGGCGCTGGTGCAGGTGATGGTGCGCGAAATCTCCAGCGGGCTGAATATGCCCTACGGGTTCCTCTACGATATGACAGCCTTCTCGGGGCACACGGGCAGGATCGAGATCGCGCAAGCCATGCGCTCGATCCGCCGCTACCAGAAGCTTCTCAGCGAGAAGGCGCTCGATCCCCTGCGGGATCGCGTGATCGGACTCGGTGTTGCCATGGGCGAGTTACCGCCGCATCCGCAGTGGCGCAATGGTCGCTGGGGCTTCGGCCGATCGCTCACAGGCGACTACGGCCACGACACTACGGCAAATCTCCAGCTTCTCCAAGCCGGACTCGTCACCGCCAGCGATCTCATCGCCGAGACAGGCCAATCCTTCGAGGAGGTCGTGCGCCGCAGCGCGAGCGAAGTCGCCTACCTGCAACGAGTCGCAACCGAGACAGGTGTGCCGATCGAACTCATTACTCAACGCCTGCAGGCCCCCACCCAATCCCTCGCCGCCATGGCCGAGCCGCCGCAACCCCCGCCGCCTGGCCTCGTGCCACAGGGGCTGGATGTGAAGCCGCTCCTGGAGCTTCTGAAAAATGTGGGCGAAGGCATTTTGGACCGCGAAAGCGCGATTATCAATTTGATGAACCTGTATGGCGTGGAGCGCAATGCTGCGGAGAAGATGATTCCTGATGGGCCTGGGGAGAAGAAGGGATTGACCACAGAGGACACAGAGAACACGGAGGGCAGGAAATGATCCCACGGACAGTTAAGACAATTTACGAGGGAGCGGGAGTTAAGGGAATTAAACGAGCCCCTAAAGAGGTATTGGAGCGGATTGTAGGTAAATTAAATGCGGTTTCTGACAGCCGTATGCGTTCCAAGGGTATGACTCCAGCCAATATGGCGTTGGAACCTCGTTATACATCAAACATTCAAGATGTGCACGCCGCAATCACAACGGGAAAAGCAACTCGTCCGCGAGTGGTGATGCGTGATGGTGAAGCGTTTATTGTATTGCATCGAGGCGTTTCAAGTGGCGGAAAGCAGGCGCTCTCTGGCAGTAAATATCAAGGCAAGTGGGGGGATGTTGCTCAAGCGCCGGGGTTCCCTGCAAGCACTCATCGCGGGGTTGCAAAAATATTTGCAGGCGATTCGCCCACTAAACTTCGTAAGCAGCGTTCTGCGGTAATTGCAAAATCCAAGAGTATTTTGGAAGATCCTGGTAGCCGAGAGTATCTACACCCAAATGATCGTGCATACCATGAAGAATTAGCGGCAATTTCTCGCGGTGGTATTAAAAGGTCGCCTGATCTAAAGCCATCAAGTCGCGGTAAGATGCGACTGAAGAAACCCCGTCCAAATATAGGCACTTATTTATTGCCGGAAAGCGAGATTGATAGTGCGTGGGTTCGTCCGCAATCTGTATTTGGGCCTGAGTGGGAAGTGCGCCATCCGCAGGTTGGCGACCATTTGGTTCGTAATAGAAAGTATTTCACCGCGAAGCTGCGCTTGCGGGAGTTTGCGCGGGGGGATTATGCGATTCCGGCGCTGGGGAAGATGCTGAAGGATCGTTCGTTCTCCGCGAAGCTGCGGTTGCGGGAGTTGGCGCGGGGGGATTATGCGATTCCGGCGCTGGGGAAGATGCTGAAGGATCGTTCGTTTTTGGAGGAGTTTATGACAGGCAAGCGCGGGCCGAAGCTGGG